CCAGTTCGTTGGCTTGCACCGCCGCGGTCGAGCCGGTGGTGATCTGCGAGATGTTGACCGTCATCCCCGACTCGGGCAGGTCATGCTGGTTGCATGCATCCGCGAAGGGACGCAACGCCCTTGCCTTGGGCGCGTACATGTCGGTGAGGTACTGCGGGACGGTCAGACCGGAGAATGCCCCGGTGCCCGCGTCGCCGGCGGCACGTTCCAGGTACTGGCCGCGTTCGACGCGCTCCTCCTGCATGTGGCGGAACAGCCGCTGTTCGGCCTCCGGGTCACGGAACATCTGGGCGCGGACCACGTCGCGCAGGAACTTGCCGCCCTTACCGCCGGTCTGACGGGTGTAGGTGCGCGGTTCGCTGCTCACCCGGGCAACCTGGTCGTACTTGGGCAGCGCCCGGTCGGTGGTGTCCCCCGTGCCGCTGATCCGCTGGGTCAGCCCTTCCTGGATCTCCCGTTCGCCTTCCTGCGCCCTGCGTGCGCTGGTCAGCTTGCCTTCGATGCCGGTAAGGGCCTTGTTGGCCTGGTCGCGGCGCGCGAACGCATCCGCTACGTTGATGTCTTCGGCCTCGGTCAGGTTGGCCCGGCCTTCGTTGCGGGCCAGAGCGAGGATGGTCGTAACCTCCATCAGGGCGCGGGCGCGGCGCCGCAGCGTCTGCTCACGTTCGACCTCGATGGACGCAACCAATTCGTCGACGTTTCCCATGGGGGGATTCCCTTCACAGTGCAGCGATGGGCTGCCTGCGCAACCGCTGGCGCCACACGCGCGGGATGCCGCAACGTCGGGCCTAGCCGTCCCCCGGTGATCCCCGGTCAGGGCGTCGTGCGCGAGTCAGTAAGCCGGTTCACCGCGATGTGAAGCCATCGGCGGGCTTGCTACTCGGCTAGAAGTGCCTCGATATGCAGCAGACTACGCCCTGTCGCCTCGGGCATGCCGCTGGCCGTTCTCACGCTGTGCCCGGCCGGGGTGGCTGCAAGCATCTGCGCGCCGTCCATGCTGGCCCCGCACTGGTCGCAGAACGATGCGTCGGCTTCGTTGCCGGCCCCGCATGACGGGCAGGCCAGCACATCGTCGTCCATCTCGTCGTCATCGTCGTCGGTGTCCACGACGACGACCTGGGTGCGGCTGGCCGCCTTGGCCCGCGTCTCGGAGATCTCGTAGGCCCGCATGAGCGTGTCGAGATCCAGGTCGTTGCGGGCCATCAGCTCGCGGAATGCTGCCCGGGCGGCGCTGGCCGGCATGTTGCGCACGTCGGCGAGGATCTCTTGCTGACGGGCTTCGATCGAGGTGAACGGGTTGGCCCCATAGTTGACCGCCGAGACGTCGCCGCGGTGAATGTCCACCTCGGTGATCTTGAATGTCTCGAAGTCGTCGGACCACCAGCCCTCGATGAGCATGAAGGCGAACGACATCTGCGTAACGTTCCCGTCGTCGATGGCGGTCACAAGATCCTGGACGTCGGTGCGGGCCGGGTTGACGTATGCGTCGACACCCAGCCCGTTGTCGGTGGGCTCCGGCCCTTCGACCATGCCCAGCAGCAGCGTCGGTTGCCGGCCCGCCATCGCTAACGTGCGGGCCATCGTCAACCCGCCGTGGTTGGCCAGGAATGCCGTGTCGGGGCTGGCGGCCAGCGTCTTGTCGAACGCAGCCGAATCCATGATCTCGGTGTACGGGCCGAACCAGTCCCACATCTCATAGCCAAGGTCGACGACCGAGGCGATGCCGTTGAGGTGATACATCGACTTGCCGTTGTAGGCGGTCTTACCGGCGCGCAGCTTCGCCGGGAACGCCACCCGGCGGCCGTGTGCCACGGGCGGAGTGAACCCGCGGGAATGTTGCGGCTGGCCGGCCTTGCGATAGCCGATCCCGGGCGCGGACTTGGCACGCTGACGGGCAGCCTCGCTCAGGCTGCCGCGGCTAGCAAGCTGGCTAACACGGCGGGTGGCGGTAGATGCGCTCATGAGATGCGCCCTCCTATGGCTAGCTGCTCGTCGCGTTCGACGGTAAGGGTGGCGCGTAACGGCGCCATCTGTTGATCAAAGGCCCGCTCCAGCATGCCAACCTCCTCGGTTGACAGCTGCCCGCCCTCATTCGGGCTCAGCTTAGGCGGAACGTTGCTCGGCACCTTAGCGACCGGCTCGCCGAACAGACGCTTGAACTCGTCCTCCTGCTCAGGGGTCAACGGCGGCCGGTTTTCCAGGCCGCGGACCTCGCTGACGGTGATCCGCCGACCCGCGATCGCCGCATTGAACAGATGCCCCTGCGTCACCGGATCCAGCCGCAACAGCGCGCTCGTGTTCAGCTTGACGATCCGCGGTTGGGCCACCAGGTGCGCGGTCCACTTGGCCTCACGCCGGATAACCGCCGGCCCTAGCTGCATGATCAGAAACTGGAGGTTCCGTTGGGTGATGTTGGCGTAGGTCAGCGAACCCGGCGCGGAGATCGCCGCGTCGATCAGGTCGGCGGGGCAGCCGAAGAACCGGGCGACATCGGCCAGACCGAACCGGCGGCCCTCGATGAACTCGGTGCCGGCCGTGTTGGCCTGGATCATCTGATATTCCCAGTCCTTGCCATGCACGAACAGGTCCCCGTCGTGGATGGCGGCCCGCCACCGGTCCCGGATGATCCCGGCTTCCTTCGGCTCGACCTTCGAACGTCCGGTGTCTTTCAGCTTGGCCTTGGGCACACCCGACCCGGCAAACCAGCTCAGCGCGAACTCTTGCATCGACAGATATTCGCCGATCGTGTACGCGGCGAAGGCTACCGGCGACAATCCCACCGGCAGCCCGGCCACCGGATAGGACCGCTCATGCCACACCTTGTCGGCGGTGTATTCCTTACCGTCGATGCGGTAGCGGATCTCCCCGGTGTGGGCCTTGCGGATCACCGTGCATGAGTCGATCGCGGCGAGCTCGATCTCCGAAGGCACATTGAACCCGTCACGCGCGATGATCAACCCGATCGTGTTCCCCGCCCGGTCGAGGTCGACCTGGCTTGCATGGCACCAGTCAGGCCACAGCCAATGCTCCCCGCCGGGCGCCCGGAACACTGGCGGCTTAGGCACCTCGACCAGGATCGTGTCCGAGCCGATGGTGACCTCGCGCAGCACATCCACCGGGAACGTGGAGATCAAACCGGCGCGCAGCATCAGGCAAGCCCAGACAGCAGAGTGACGCATCGCGGTAGTGTTCGTGATCAGCACCGAGCCGGTCTGCGCCGGCCGGCTACGCGGCGGGATCAACGGATACGGGCCGGCCACCTCCGACATACCGGCGTCGCGGCGCCCCCAGCTACCCGTCCGAAACAGGCTCATAGCTCAGGCTCGCGGCCATTCAGCCGGGTAACGACTGCGCTGAGCAGGCCCAACATAAGCCCGCCGGCGGCCACAGCCACCCCGATCCGCCAACCCCATCCGATCATGATAGACGTCCCGGTGGCCACGGCGAGCATGGCAATAGCGTCGACCACTGTCGTGACGGCCTCGTCGAACATGCCCCGCCCTCGTCAATTGCACTGCGGCGTGTCGTCCATAGCATGGCACCACACCTCACCCATCAGGTACGTTGAGCGCCCGCAACCACGGCACGTCGCCGACTCCAGGAACTCCTCGCCCACGTCACCCCGCTCCGGCGAGGCGTTCATCTCATGTCCATGCATAGCCAACGTGACCGCGTACAGCGGCCCGACGTTTCCGGCGACGCCTCGCTTGACCCACACGAACGCGCCAAGCCCGATCTCGTACTTACGGGCGTGCGCCACCGCGGCGTTCAGCGTCGGCTGGTCCATATGCCACAGCCCGACCGTCAGCCCGCGACCATCGTCCTCGGGCTCCCCCTCGCTCTCGGCCTGCCCGTCTCGGCCCTGCCCGGTCGCGTCGTAGAACACACCACACGACGCCGCGATCTCACCCTGCGGCGGGGTCAAGACGGTAATACCAGCCCGCCGCAGCCGGGTAACCAAGCTGCGCGCCGGGCGGCGCGGGTCGATCACAACCGCACAGATCTTCTGCGCCTCGCAAATCTCAAGGACCCGCGGCAGCATCCAATCCGTCCCCGGGGTGCCGATCGAGATCTTGTAGCCGGGCTCAACGACCTCGACGTGCCAGTCACGGTCAAAGCGTCGGCCAGCCGCCGCGATCCATCCCTCGCGGCGGTCCTCGTCGATCTCAAGCCCTAATGCCGCCTCCCCCTCGATCGCTGAGTCCATGTCGGCGCGTCCCTCCCACACCCCTCGCTTGATCGAACCCCACGACGGGACGGTGACCGCCGGAACCCAACCCAGATACTCGGCAGCGAAGTCGA